TCGCCGCCCTCAAGGCCCTCACCGTCGTCGCGCGCTGACGCGCCGCTTTTTTTGCGAGAATCCCCATGTCCGACCTTCTCAATAATGTTTTCGAAAGCGACGCGTTCGGCTTCACGTCGCTTGTTCAGTCGATCAACAAGGTTCCCTTCATTCCGGGCCGCGTCACCCAGCTTGGCCTGTTCAAGGAACAAGCGGTCGCAACGACCAGCGTGTCATTCGAGGAGCAATATGGCCTGCTGCAGCTGGTCGATCCGTCGGCGCGCGGCGGCGCCGGCGAAGCGCGTGCGAAGAATCCGCGCAAGGCCCGGATGATCAAGATCCCGCACTACCAGCTCGACGACAATATCCTCGCCGAGGAAATCCAGAACGTGCGCGAATTCGGCCAGAACATGGGTATGCGCTCGATCCAGAGCCTGCTCGCCAGCCGCATGGAAATTTTCACCAATCAGCTCGACGTGACGCTGGAATTCCAGCGCCTCAACGCACTCAAGGGCGTTGTCGTCGATAAGTCGGGCAACACGATCTACAATCTGTTTTCCGAGTTCAACGTGCCGCAGCCGACGGCGATCAATTTCCAGCTCTCGTCGTCCACGGCGGACATCCGCAAGGTCGCCGCCACCGTCAAGCGCACCATTCTGCGCAACCTCGGCGGCGCCTCGGTCGCCGGCGTTTACGCTCTGTGCGGCGACACCTTCTGGGACACGCTGATCACCCATCCGCTGGTCAAGGAAACTTTCCTCTATCAGGAAGGCAAAGCCCTGCGCGACGGCATCGCCTATGAGTCCTTCCAATATGCCGGGGTCACCTGGGAGAATTATCGCGGCTATATCGCCCCGATCGACGGCGGCGCCGACGACGGTTCCAGCGCCACACCGTTCATCGCCTCAAGCACCTGCCAGTTCTTCCCGGTCGGCGTCCCGAACCTGTTCTGGACCTATTTCGCCCCGGCGGATTATCAGGAAACGGTCAACACGCTCGGCCTGCCGCGCTACGCCAAATCGGTCCCGTCCGACAACGGCAAGAGCACCCGGCTTGAAATGCAGACCAACCCGCTTTCGGTCTGCACTCGCCCGCGCGCCCTCATCCAGGGCACGATGAGCTGAGCCAAGGAATGGCGAGGCGTCGATGGACAGCATCCAAATCAAGGTCGATGCCTCGCAGATCGCCCGTCTCGGCAATCTGCTCGGCGCGGCCGGCGGCAAGGCGCCGCAGGCCGTGCGTCATGCGCTGAACCATACTGGCGTCAAGGCGCGCAACGCCATGGTGAAGGCGCTGGTCCCGCAAACCGGCCTGAAGCAGAAAGTGCTGAAAAAGGCGCTCAAGGGATCGAAGGCTTATCGCGGGGGCGCCTCCGCCAAATTTGGCGGCGCCGGTTCCGACGCATATGTCATCAAGTCGAAGGGCGGCAATATCGCCCTGAAATATTTCAAGGCGCGCGAAAAGGGCGACGGCGTCAACGCGTCGCCATGGAACGCCCAGCACCATTATCGCGGCGCGTTCAAGCTGGTTGGCTGGGGCCGCAGGCGCAAGACCGCAGCGTTTCATGGCAATGTCATGATCCGCGCGGGAAAGAGCCGCCATCCGCTCAAACTCGTGAAGTCCGGACTGGATATTCCCGACGAAATGGTCGCCGGCGCATCGCGCCAGGCTTTCTTCGCCGTCGCCCAGACCGATCTCATGCCGCGGCTCTTCCATGAGTTGCTGCGCGTCATTCCCGGCTGAGGCTTTCCGCCATGTCCTCTGTTTTCGCCGATCTCTGGCGCGCCGCCGAACCCGATCTCGACGCCACGCTTGGCGAGCCGTTCCAATATATTCCGCGCGCCGCTCCGGTCGCCAATGGCGTCCCCGACGTCAACGCTCGCTCGGTCCCGGATATGACGCGGTTGCAAGTCGGATTTGTTGGGCGGTTCTTCGAAGCGCCCAAGGAACCGACGCCGCATGGCCGCAACAAGCCGGCGTCGTCGGCGCATCGTCTCAGCGGCGCGGGCCCCGTTCTGTCGCTGTCGGGCGGCGTCGTCGCAGCCTTGCAAGCCTCCATTATGGGCACCTTCCAGGTCAATGACTGGATTACGCGCGACGCTGACGGTCAGGCGTTCCGGATCGAGGACATTCAGCCGCTCGATCTCGGCATGGTCGAATTCATCCTGACCCGGATCGGGTCGCCTTCGCTCTGAGGCGTCATGTCCCTTCAACGCACGGCGCTACGCCTCGGGGCGATTGGCGCGATTCTGACCGACCCGGTGCTTGGGCCGCTGCTCGCGGGCCGCGCCTATGATTCCCGGCTTTCGGCTTTCCAGAGCCGGGAATTCGTGCCGGCTGTGCTGGTCTATACCGAGGACGATAGCGGCCCGGCCTTTTCGTCGAACGGCGGCCCGGATTTCAACCGGACCTGTGATCTGACGCTCGAGATCGCCATCCGCGCGCTGGACGAGAGCGGAGACGACGTCGCCATTCCGGTCACTGACGCGGGCATGGAGGCGATGCTCGACCAGATCGAGGACCGCATCGTCGGTTCACGCGATGATCGCAACAATCCCGGCCTCATCATGGCGCTAGGGGCCTTTTCCACCGCGCTGCGCCGGCATGTCGTTCGGCGGATCGCAAAGGTGGCGTCGTCGCGTTTCGTAGACGATTCGACAGGCGAGAAATTCGCCGTGCGCATCGTCGACCTGTCCTGCGAGCTGCTGACCTCGGGCAATGAAGCCTTCGCGCCGTCTGGTGTGGACGCGCCCTTCGACGCCTTGCCGGTTTCGCTGCAGGCGCTGGCCGCGATCTCGCCGCTGCCGCCAACGATCGCCACCACACTGGCGCAGATCGCGTCCCGCATGGTCGCGCCGGCATCCGAAGACACCTTTCTCACCATGGGACTCGCGCTCGAAGTCGCTCCCGACGGAACGCCGGGCCCGACGACGGAGACGCCCGATTCCAACGTCCCGCAATTCACCGCGAACCCGAGCCAGTCATGACCCAAGACGTGAAATATCTGCGCCCCGCGCATGAGAAAGCCGACATTCCGGACCCCAGCCACGGCAACAAGCCGCTGCCCTATGAGGAGCAGGGCGTGCCGCGCGTCTACGACGCCTATTGGGCCGGCCACATCATGCGCGGCGACGTCGTCGTGCTGCCCGCGCCCGACGCCGAACCGGTCGCCCCGGACCCGGCTCCCGCCCCGGAGGCCGCCGATGAACAGGCGGCTTCCTGACCCCCCTTTTTCGACCCCGGAGCCTGACCGATGACTGTCGCCTTCAACAATATGCCGTCCGACGTCCGGACGTCGCTTTACTTCGCCGAATTCAACGCCGGCGCCTCGCCCTATAGCTCGGTGTCGCGTCAGGTTCTGATCGCGCACGCCATCGCCGGCTTTCCGACTTATGGCAATATCATCGATATCGGCGGATCGAACCCCAACGGCCAGTTCGGCTTTGGCTCGATGGCGGCCGACATGGCGCTTTACGCCCGGCAGGGCGATCCGCTCGGCGCGATTTCCGTGCTGCTGGTTCCGGAGCCAGTGGGCGGCACGAAAGCGGCGGAAACGGTGACCTTCTCCGGCCCGGCGTCGCAGGCGGGATCCTTCACGCGGTACATCGCCGGCGTCGCGGCCTCCTGCGCGGTCGCGGCCGGCGATACCGCGGCGACGATCGCCGGCAACTGGGCGGCGGCGGTCAATGCTGGCTATACCAAGTTCAACATCAAGATGGGCTTTCCGGTCGTCGCGACCGTCGCGGGCGCGGTCGTTACCCTGACCGCGCGCCATATGGGTTCCTGTGGCAATACGATTCGCGTCGAAAGCGCTCTGCAGGGCGAGACCGACCCCGCCGGCGTCACCATCGCGCAATCGGGAACGGCAGTGTCGGGAAGCGCCAACGGCGCCGCGACGCTGTCCGGCGGCGCGGGAGAGGTCGATATGGCTGCCGCCCTGGCGCTGCTCGGCCCGCTGAACGCCGAATGGATCGCCTCCGGCTTCGCCAGCACCGCCCAACTGAACGCGACGCAGTCCTTCCTCGCCAATGGCGGCTCCGGGCGCTGGTCGCCGATAGTGCAGAAGGGCGGCCATTATCTCACGGCCGCCCCGTTCACCCTGTCGACGGCGACGACCTTCGGCGTGGGCCGCAACGACGCCCATGCGACGATCTTCCCGCTGCGCAACATGCCTTGCGCGCCGTGGGTCTTCGCGGCAGCCGTCAATGGCGTCGTCGCGCGCTCGAAAAATCTCGCGGCCTCGCTGACCGAGGCTACCGAGATCGCCCGGCCACTCCAGACAATCATTCTTCCCGGCATTCTCGCGCCTTACAGCCCGGCGGATTACTGGCAGCGCGCCGATCGCGAGTCGCTCTATCGCTCGGGCATGGCCGCCTACACGGTCACGATCGACAAGCAGGTCCAGCTCGAGCGCGTCCCGACGACCTATCAGACCAATCCGTTCGGGAACCCCGACACGACCTGGCTCGA